GTGGGGATGCAATATGTATCAGATGGGGAAATCTTCACGGAACTCGGGACGAACAAAAAAGTAGTTGTGATCGATGCCGGGTATGCAAGTACAGGCCCTCAGATCATCGAGCATTTAGAGAAATATTATAATACAAATACTATTGACCTTCTCATCTCCACCCATCCTGATAGTGATCATGTTGGTGGGTTAACTCATGTTATTGAAAATGCAGAAGTAAAAGAGTTCTGGATCCACAAACCGTGGGAGCATAACGAGAACCTAGCGCAGGAGTTTGCTGACGGGAGGATAACAGATGAGAGTATCGCCAGACGTATGCAAGAAAACCTGCAGAAAGCTTATGATGCAGTTAAATTAGCAGAAAAAAAGAAGATTGAAATTGAAGAGCCTTTTCAGGGAAAAACATGGGACAACGCAACATTGGTGGTCGTTGGACCTACACAAGCTTACTATGAGACTCTAATCCCTGATTTTGCAAGAATGCCTGAAAAAGCAGTTGCTACATCGGGCACGGAAAGTATTAAAAGTGCCTATAATTATTTTGTTGAGAAAGCTAAGGAATTGGTTAAATATGTTGCCGATTGGTTCTCTGACGAAGGAATTGATGATAAAGATACTACTTCCGCACAAAATAACTCAAGCGTAATTATAAAGCTTGAAATTGATGGGAAGACTCTTTTGTTTACCGGGGATGCAGGGATTACTGCATTAGATATGGCTGCTGACCATGTAACTAGTTCATCGCTAGCATTTATTCAGGTGCCTCACCACGGGAGTCGAAGAAATATTGGGCCAGAAGTGCTAAATAAACTTGTCGGAAATATTGTTAGCGAGGGGGGGACTCGAAATATTTGCGCGTTTATTTCTTGTGCGCCCGGTTCGGAAAAACACCCACATCAATCAGTTATTAATGCGTTTACTAGGCGTGGCGTAAAAGTAATTACAACAGAAGGAAGCAATAAACGCCATTCTAACAATGCTCCGGCAAGGGAGGGGTGGACTACCGCAGCCCCTCGCTCATATTTAGCTAATTATAATGTGGAAGAATAATATGAAAAGCTGCCCTAGGGCAGCTTGTTATTTGCTTTGTTAATTCTTTTAACAATATATTTGACTTGCTTGATGTAGGAGATAATGAAAACAAAAATTAGAAATATTGATAGGTATTTCGATGCCTCGAAGCTACCCCCTGTTATTTTTGAAATAAAGTATGAGGCTGCAAGTAAAAGCAGAGACATAGACAGCAATGTTCTATACATGTTTGCCGTTTCTTGAAGAGTCTCTATTTTATTGTCTTTTTGACATGCAGAGATATATTCTGGGTAAGGGGTGAACTTCACTAATTTAATTGTTTTTAATAATGGTTCGACAATGATTGAACCAATTCTACCAATGATTTAATCCGGCAAAATAATATAATACAATGTTTTTTATAATATCATCAGTAGATAACATTACTTTAGTGGATCGCTCAAGTAAATAGACAAATAGAGCCCCGGGGAAAAGATTGTTAAATATATTGTATGATGAGATTTTTTTCCCATAAACCATCCATCTTCATTCCACCCTATAGCGTTAACATGTGTCAATTGTTATGAAGATTTAAAGAAATAGCAAGATGTATTAAAGAGAAAAGACTACAGTAACCTCATGAAAGAGAAAAAATCTGCTCGCTGGTTTCCAAATCAATTTAACATAGAGATCATATGTAATACCCCCTTAGGGCTAACTAAATCGATGAAAAAATAAGCGTCATCGCTGTGTAAACTCGTTCATAAGGTTTCAAATACTAACTATCTAGAACTTATGCTTTTTTCATCTAAAGATATTAACTCATACAACCTATTCAGCTTTATAGAAAATCTCTTCTTCTGCTTCGTGATTTTCGCTGTGAGCAAGATCAGCAATAAGAGTCAGGGCAAGCTTAAGGTCTGACGGCTTACAGTTTGCAATCAATGACACCTCTGCAATGAATTGCACACAAGCCCACTTTTGCTGTATCCGGCTGAAATGTTCGCCAACCATCAAATCTCTCCGATTAATGATAACTGTATGAATGTACAGTATCATATGTAAGCAATGAATGTGAAGCGATTTTATATATTAGACTAAGATATCTCCATGATATGGATACTGTTTAATCTATCTTCTTGGATGCGCATTTAGCCAGTGCCGCCACACGATCAAGTATTTCACGCCCTTTTGCGTGATGCTTTTTCACCTTAAACTCATAAGTTGGCGCGGCTCGTAATAATTCGCCAGATGATAAAGCGTGATACCACTTACCGTTAATAGAGCTTTTACCCCCCATTATGAGATGCAGACCCTCTCCTCGGCTGATGTTTATGTCAGTGCAGGCATGAATATTGTCTACTACTCTGTCAATAGCCGTACTCTGCTTCTCTGTTCCATGGCTGAATTTTTGCCTTGTTGCTGGTTTTTTCTTCCTGAGTCGGTTTACTAGCTCGCGCTTTTCACGCCGACTCAGCGGTTTTGTCAAATCCAGTACCGGTGGCTCGCTTTCTCTCCCCGTACAGTTATTGACAGAACTCCGAGAGGGCGCAGGAGCGCCCTTTACGTCAACGGCCAAATCAACGGCACGCTTCGGCACAATTTTCCACTGCGTTAGCCGGGTTAAAATCGGGGTACCAGCACCGACAGCAGAATCGTACACGCCACGGATGCAGACGGTTTCCTCACCATACTGGTTAAACTCGGCGCGCGGTTCATACAGCGTGCGTACCTGCAAATCATCGCGACGGACAAACGGGCCACCCTGCGCATTAACGTAACCAGCCCAGTCACCGGCGTCAGCGGCATCATGGACGGCGGCAAATTCAACGCTCAGACCGTGCGCAGTCTCGGTATCGGCGAGACGACGCAATTCACGGTAGACCGTCACCGGCGCACCGCCGATAAACTGGAATTGGCGGATGTGCCAGCGCGCCGCCCATGCTGATACAGCGGGCGCTGTCTCTTTCAGCAGCTCACCGCTTTCGTCATCGGTTTCACCATCAAGAGCATAACCGTCGATATTTTTCGAAATGTATTTAGCAACATAGCCGGTAGCGCTGCCCTTTTCCGGGTCAATGGCCTCGGCATGAAAGCGCGCTTTTTTGGCTTTATCGCTTCTCAGTTCGTGGTGGTCTTCCTCCCACGCATAATCACGGATGATAAGGCGCACGCGCTCGACGTCCTCCGGCAACATGAACATCAGCATGTGCCAGTGCGGCGTTCCGTCGTGATGAGGCTCGGCAACACGGATGCCGAAAATGCGTATTTCTTCCCGGTGCAGCTTGGCGCGTATGCGCGCCCAAAGGCCAGTTAGATAGCTCTGAGTATCCGATGGGCTGGCACCATTCCATTTGCTGTTACGGTATCCCGCTTTAGTCGTGGCGTGATATTTAGACGGTGCAGTCAGGGTGTAAAACTCCCCGACATAACCGAGCTCATTGCAGATATTTTCAAACCCACGGATGCGGGTCATCAGTTCGCAGCGGCGTATCGCAGGGTTAGCGACCGAACCGTCGTATTTTTCAATCAGGCTGATGCGGTTGCCGTCTTCGTCTTCGAGATCCAGCCCCTTGAGAAACTCACGTGTGCGGCGCTTCTGCTCGCGCCAGTCTGTCACGCAGTTTTTACTCGCGTAGGCGTGCTTTTTCTTGCTGACGTTGCCGACTGCAATTTGTAGGTGTTCGCGCCATGCCGATGCGACACGACGTAGACGATTACGCCACCATGACTCAGTAAACATACGGATAACTGCGGGGGCGATATCATCTTTGTTGAAGTATTTATTTGCCACGCGCTCCCAATGGGGAGGGGTGACATTGAATTGCAGAGAAATAAAACCAGCATGCATGTACCAGGTGTAAAGTGTTTTGAGCTCACCAAAACCTGAATCATCAATATTTGCCAGCTCGGAACGAATGAAGTTAGCAATGTCACCGGCCAGCAGGTCAACATCAGCGCGCGACATATCAGGGAGACGGTTATATCTGGCGACAAGATTAACCATACGTGATGCCAGATATTGCATGAGTCGGGTATCAAAATGACCACCGAAAACGGCGGTTGATACATTGCTGTTGATACCCGCGTTCTCGTATTTTTTGCGACCAGTTCAAGACGCGGCAATGCCTTTTTGCAGAAACTGATTAAAAAAGCATTGGCTCGTTGACTGCCCTGATTTTGCTCCAGCACCGTAGCGGTGCGATAAACGTCAAAGCGCACGCACTCGGGCTGGAGAGAAAGCACCTTTTTTGCATGCAGCAAAGCCGCGAACATACGGTCGCGGCGATACTGTTGGTCATAAGTAAGATATGGGCTGGCTATTGCCGACCGTGGAGCATTCCACGGGTATGCAAACGTATATTTCGTCATGCGATAGCCAACTCCAGTTGAAGCGGAGCCAACCCTTTTGATAACCAGTTTTCAATCGATGGAGGGGATACGGCCTCAATAGTATTTTTCAGAATGGCGCAACGGCGTTTGAGAATGACGGCTTTAAGTTCATCTTCAGAAAGGTTTTTCGCATAATCGGCTTCGCGAATTGCTTTTGTGAGCTCCGGGTATTTGACTTCGAATTTCGGCACATTACAGGCAAGGTTTGTGCTATCGGCAGTCGCCAAAGGATAGTTACCTAAAACCCTACCATCGAGCATGCGGAGCCCGTGCACCTGCGTTGAGAAACTATGTTTGCAGTAAATGGTTTCAAACGCTTCTGACATCCTTCGATGCCAGAGCTGGGTTCTGATAGTTGCGTACTCACCTGACGAACCAAAGCACACACGCGGCCACTCCCGGCAAAGCTCAACCAGACGGTGCAATGATTCATGCAAATGCCAGACTGGCGCAGCTTTGTCTTTGAAACAGCGTGGTAATTTGGCGATAAGTGCGTCATTGTCAACTTCGCCACCTTCAACTACATCAGGAATAACAAAAAATGACAGCTTGGGATGGTGATAATAAGGAATCAGCCATTGATAGAATTGCTGCCAGTCAATAACAAGGCCACGCTTCCACGCTGAAAATGCTCCATTATCTATAGCAACAGAGAGGGCGTATTTAATTGATGCAGCTAATTGGTCAGGACGTGCATACGATACAAATGCGCCAGCACCGGTGACCGCAATACGGTGAACGTTACCAGCGTCACCCCATACAGGTGTTCCGTGGTAATGAATAACGTCTGCCACGCCCTTAACCATATGTTATTTCGTCTTTCCGGCACAAAAGGCTGACTCACATAACATTCCTAATCGCTCAATTTCTGAGGCAATGTCATTCAGAGTTTGAATTTCTGAATTATGGATATAGTGATGAATCAGCCCGGAAATAAGCTGATTGATTTTTGGGTAATAGCCGATAGTGTCGAGCCATTCCTCGCCAGCTTTTTTCCCGGATTGAGCGACTTTCTTTTCATTCAGGATGAATTGATATTGGTCGCTGGTAATTACCCATTTGTCGCCAACCTCGATACGAATACCCATTTATACGCCCCTGTAATGTTTAGATTTGAGCTCGGCGATTTGCTGGCAGGTCACGCAAAAGGCCACGCCCGGAATCGCAATGCGGCGAGCTTCCGGGATTGGTGCGTCACATACCTCGCATGTAAAACGAGATGGCGCAGCAATACGGCTGCGCGCGTTGTTGATAAGGCGCTCACGTTCTGCCTGTTCGCGCTGTTGTGCGATATCCATTGCGTCGGCCATTAGTGCAGCTCCTGAGATTCGTTTTCATAGCGGGTGGCTTCGCGGCGCAACAACTCGGCCGCTTCGATAGCGTTTAAACCTTTGTTAGTGATATGGGTAGCCAGTGCCTCAAGGCGGATTGATACGGCTAAAGCGCGGTCTTTGCGTTCTTCTTTTTTGGCTGCTTTAAATAAAGCTGCTAATGCATCATCGTCAGCACCACTCGGTGTTGAAAAATAAATAACTCGACTCATAAATTCTCCTGAATTTAGGCAAAAGAATGCCCGGCGGGTATACGCCATTAATTACGGGTTTATTTAATTAGCTAAAAAGCATTCATGGATGGAAATGTGCCGTGGCAAAATCCCACCCCAGCGGGAAATTTTATTCATTGACGCAATAATCAGCTTGCGGCGTTCCATATCAAAATACTCATATGGTTTACCGACTTCATCAGAGCGAAATGCGCCCGGATTATTTCGGTTAGCAAGCGTTAAAACCACAAACTTAAAATCTTCATCAAGCTTATTGAAATTACGCAACGCCTTATTTTCTGTTGCTTTCAGCTTTTGATGAAACCGTGCGAAACACTCCTCGCCGGTCATGGTCTTCGGTTGCTCTGTAATGCAATCAGCATTGCTAAAAAGCTTGCTCGCCTGGGTATCATGAGCTGAAATTCTTTCGTTCATTTTGCCCCCATTAATGCATTTAAAAGCCGCTTAACCGCAGAGACTTTTTTTTGCTGTTAAGCTGTTCAACAATTCGGACTGAGAGCTGCAAGGGTGCCAGCGCTGGCCATCGCTACCCATTATCCAGCCGTGCCCGTAGTGCATGGATGGGCTACG